ATCGCCGTGTGACATACAGAACCGATATGGGCGGTACGGGTCACACAATAGTGCGGTGGATACTCCTTTCTCAAGGGTATGCAGTGACAAGTACTACGCACCAACTTCAAAACATAGATTGAAAAAGATGTATCGCTAATGCCAGAAGAAAAGCAGACATTCAAAAGCATCGCGGCCGTGATTCGCTTCCTTAAAGGCAAAGGATACAGGGTCGAAAAGTCCAAGGTCTATCAGGACAAACGAAAGGGGCTTTTGCGCTGCGGAGAAAACGGCACGATCAGCGAAGACGACGCCCTGGCCTATGCCGTGCGGTCCGAACTGGGCAAAGTGAGCGATGCCGTCGCAGAGATCGACCAGTACGCCGGCGTGCGATCGAAAAAAGAGATCGAAAAGCTCGAGGTGCAGACCGAAAAGCTGCGCTTCGAACTGGATAAGGAGCGCGGCAAGTACATTCTGAAAGAAGACGTTCGCCTACAGGTTGCCATCAAACTGGCGGCCTTGGAGGCGGGCATCAAAAATGTGGTGCGGGTCAACGCCGCCGACTGGATCCACAAGACCGGCGGCGATTCAAAAAAAGAAAGCATGTTCTGCAACCTGGTCTACGCCGAAGTGGACTTGCTTTTGGGTGAGTTTGGCAACATGGAAGAGATCAAGGTGGAGGTACGAAAGCAATGATGCCCTGCCCTATTCCCGTCGATCCGGGATGGTTTCCCGAAGAGGTGCGGCCGGGTGCCGGCACGGTGCTCTCGGCCAGGTGGTCCAGGGACGAGCGCAAGGTGCTGCGTCGTAAAAAGCCGATGCGCCCCTCCGAGTGGACGGAAAAGAACATCGTGCTGCCGTCGGACTCTCCGGTGCCAGGCCCTTACCGTTGCTCCATGGTGCCCTATGCGGCCGGGGTGATGGATGCCTCCTTTTTCCCGGGCGTGGAAGAGATCGTGATGTGCTGGCCGTCTCAGACCAGCAAGACCACCATCGTCAACAACTGCCTGGCCTATGCCGCTGACCGGGCGCCGGGCAATGCCATCGTCACCTATCCCGATGAGGTGACCTCCAAGGACAACTCCAAGGATCGCTTATTGGCCATGATCAACGCTTCGCCGTTGTTGCGCACGTTTAAGACCAACAAGACCGACGACGAGGGCGCCGTGAAGATCAAGCTGCGCCACATGATCATCTACATGGCCTGGGCCAACTCGGCGGCCCGTTTGGCCAACCGGCCGGCGCCGTATGGGGTAGCCGATGAAGAGGATAAGTTCCCGGTCACGGTGGGCAAAAAAGAGTCGGGCCCGGTGGACCTGTTGCGCAACCGGGCAAGAAATTTCGCCCACATGCGGAAATTATGGCGGGTGTCGACACCCACCATCGAGACCGGCCCGATCTGGCGAGCCCTGACCGAAGAGTGCGAGCTGGTGTTCGTCTATCACGTGAGATGCCCCCACTGCTCGGCCACCCAGCTCATGGTGATGGGAGACGGCAAAGAGGGTCGTGGCATCAAGTGGCCCGGCGGATCCAAGGCCGACCCCAAAGAGGTGCACACCCGCAAGTTGGCCTACTACGAATGTGAAAAGTGTCACGAACCCTGGAGCGATTCGGCCCGCAACATGGCCGTTCGCATGGGGCAGTGGCGCGATCGAGATACCGGCATGGCCCTCGAGGCGTGTCTAAAGTCGGTCAAACCAAGGGTGATCGGGTTTCATCTGCCGGCGTGGGTATCGCCCTTCGTGTCGCTGTCCGAGTGCGCAGCGGCCTTTTTACTGGGCTTAAATGATCTGACCAAGCTGAAAAAGTACAAAAACGACTATGAGGCGAAGCCGTGGATCATCCGGACTCAGGAGCGCAAGGTCGATACGATTTTCGAATTGTGCGACGAGCGGCCCGAAGGGATGGTCCCAGGTGGCGGGCGGGTATCGTGTTTGACGGCCGGGATCGACACCCAGGACTATTCGTTCTGGTACGAGATCAGGGCCTGGGGGTGGGGCCCTTCCATGGACTCGTGGCAGATACGTGCCGGCGAGGTCCTCACTTTTAGCGATCTCGAGGAAATTCTTTGGAACAGTGAGTATCGAGATCCGGACGGCAATCTCTATTTCGTCCGGATGGCCTTGCAGGATGCCATGGGCCATCGCACGGCCGATGTGTACGATTTTTGCCGGCGCCATGGACCCAAGATCTTTGCCACCCAGGGGAAGGACACCCTGGCTCAGCCCTTTTCCTGGAGCAGCATCGATTTTTACCCGGGCGGCAAAAAGCCAATTCCTGGAGGGCTTAAGCTGATCCGGTTCGACACCAATTTTTTTAAAAATGATCTGTCTAGAAGACTGGGTGTCAAGCTGGCGGATCCCGGGGCCTGGCGGTTTCATTCTGAGCTGACCGATGCCTGGGCGAGTCAAATGTCGGCTGAGTTTATCGGTGAGTCTGGCAAATGGGAGTGCCCGGAAGGGAAAGACAACCATGGGTGGGATTGTTCGGTGCTCAATCGTCTTGCTGCCGAGGTGCTGGGGGTGAAATTCTGGAAGCGGCCGGAAGTCAAAAAGCAAATACAGTCGAAAGAACCCACGCCACCGGGCAAGTGGAAGGACCAAAAAACATTCGAGCGGCCATCGTGGCTACACAGCAGATAAGTCGGCGCTGTTGGCGGTGCTTGAAATAGCCATAGCTAATCAATAGCGGAGAAAAGCGTGGCGGAATCCCATATAAATGATCTGATGATCGGCATGAAATCCGTTTGCGATGCCTTTGGAATCAACCAGGAACAGTTTTATATGTTTCTCGGGCTTGGGATGCCGATGCGCAAAATCAACGGCAGGTGGTACGGCCATAGACAGAATATCAGCGATTTTTTCAGGAAGGTGACAATCGGTGCCCCGGTGACGATGGACAGTGTGAGGATACGGGATATTGCCAGTGATAAATAACCCATGTCAATACCCTATAACATGCTCAAAACTACCCGATAAGTACCTGGAAGCTACCCGATAGCTCAGAACAATAAAAACCCCATGTTATTGTGGACGTGACAAAATCACACCACCATGCATGGGGTTTTTTTATGGCCGTCAAGACCACGTCGGAACAACTCGAGGAGGTTCAAAACGCGATCAGCGCGGTGATGAGCGGCCAGGAAGTGGCCGTGGGGGGCAAACGCATGCGCATGGCGGATCTGGACGCGCTGAACAAGCGCGAAGAGATGCTTCTCGCCCGCTACAACAAAGAGCACGGGCGCGGCATGACGGTAACCACCGGTTTGTTCAAGCGGGATTAAATGAGATCATCGGCATCATACGACCAGAACGGGCAAGGCCAGGACCTGGCGCTCTTTGCGCGGGCCATGGCCGCCATGTCGGCCATTACCGGCAAACCGGTGCTTTACGGCCCCAACGGAAAGCCGCTGGCGCCATCGACGGCCGATTACACCTACCGCCGCGAAGCATCCAAAAACATCGGGTCATTCAAGAACTGGCGGCCGCAGGCCGTGTTTTCGAATCAGGGCGAAGCGTTGGAGCGCACAGCGATTGTCGAGCGCTCGATCGACCTGACCAACAACGATCCGCACGCCGCCGGCATTATCGACAATGTGGCCGTCACCGTCATTGGGTCCGGGCTCATCCCGGTGCCGGCCATCGATCGAGACGCCATCGGCCTGCCCAAGGAGCGCATCCGGAAGCTGCATCGCCAAATGCGGGCCGTTCACACCCGATGGGCGCCCAGGGCGGATGCCGGCGGACGCATGAACGCGGGACAGATCCAGTACCTGGAAAAACTGAGCCTGCTGCGGTACGGAGAGTTTTTCAAGCTGCTGCCCATGATAGACGATCCGTCCAGGCCGTACTTGCTGGCGTGTCAATTGATCCATCCCTTGCGGGTTAAAACGCCGCTCGACATGCTTTCCAACCCGAAAATGCGCGACGGCATCGAGCTTGGCGATTACGGCCAGGCCGTTGCCGTATGGTTTAAAAAAAGCGGCACGACGGTATTATCGGTTCCGGACATATCGAAGAACTTCGTTCGCATTCCTATCCGCAGCGGGCACCGCCTCAATCTGATCCATGGGTTCGTGGCCAAAGAGCCCGAGCAGGTGCGCGGCTGGCCGGTGCTGGCGCCGGCCATGAAGTATTTGCGGGACATGAACGACCTGTTGTCCGCCGAGCTCGTATCCAACGTGGTCACCGCAGCGCTTGCCTACTTTATCGAAACGTCCGGCGATCCATACCAACTGGCGGCCAATTTTACTACCCACACCGACGAATACAAAAACTCGGACGGCACCTCCCGCGTGCAGCGCTACCAGGAAACCTATCCCGGCATCATCATGTACGGCAATTCGGGCGAAAAACCGCACATGCTCGCCGCGGCCAGGCCGGGCACGACCTTCGAGCCGTTCATCAAGACCGTTAAAAAATCGATCTCCATGGCCGTCAACCTGCCCTACGTGGTCATGTTCAAGGATGTCGAAGGCACCAACTTTGCCGGATTCCGATCGGCCATGCTTGACGCCTGGCGCGTGTTCGAGGCCGATCGCCAGTGGCACGCCGGCACATCGCTGCAGCCGGTATTTTCCATGCTCATGGAAGAGGCCTGGCTGCGTGGCGACATCGATTACGGCGCGGACTTTTACCGCTACCGCGAAGCCTACGCCCGGGCGCAATGGCGCGGTGCGCCAAAGGGCGACATCGAGCCCGTGAAAGCCGCGCAGGCGGACAAGATCTTGATCGACGCCAAGCTCAAGACCCGCACGCAGTCCACCATCGAGCGCGGCGGAGACTTCCGGGCCAACGTGGAAGAGTTGGCCGAAGAAAAAGCGCTGCTTGAAGAAAACGATCTTTACGAAGAAAGCGAAACGACTGACGGTGCATCGGCTCAGGGCGCCCAGGGCGGCGTTGGCGGCACGACCCTGACGGGAAGTAAAGACCTTGGCGAAACAGAGGAAGGCGAAGACGATGATTGACAATGCGAACTGGTCTCCATGGGCCATCCGCCCGGAATATCTGGAGAGCATCATAAACGATCCGAAAATGTGGACGCGAATGGACGAGGCCGCCGGCTCGGAGGCCGCCACGGCCGCCATCTTCGCCGGCCGGTCATCCGATGACAGGCCCTACCGCGTCCAGGACGGTGTGGCCGTGGTTCCTATCGTCGGACCGCTTTCCAAGCGCATGTCCTTTTTCACCTGGCTGCTGGGCGGGCACACCTTTGCGCAGATCGCCGCGATGATAGCCGAGGCCGGTGAGGACCCGGACGTCGAAGCCATCGTCCTGGATGTGGACTCTCCCGGCGGCACCGTATCGGGAACGGACGGCCTGACCGAAGTCATTTCCGCGGCAAATGCCGCAAAGCCCGTGGTGGCGTATGCCAACGGTTGCATGTGCTCGGCCGCCTACTGGGTGTCATCGGCCGCCGCCATGATCGTGGCCGAGCGCACCGCCATGGTCGGCTCGATCGGCGTGATCATGGTGCATGCCGACTACTCCAGGGCGGACGACCGGGCCGGCGTCAAGTTCACCGTGCTGACCGCCGGGAAGTACAAGGCCGTGGGCAATGACTGCAACCCGCTGTCAGACGAAGATCGGGCCGTGCTGCAGGCCGAACTGGACAAAATCTACGGCATCTTCGTTGGCACGGTGGCCTCCCAGCGGGGAACGGAAGCCGCCCGGGTGCAGTCCGAAATGGCCGACGGACGCGTGTTCATCGGCGACGACGCCCTGGCCGCCGGCCTGGTGGACGGCATCGGCAATCTTCAATCCGCCATCGCCGCCGCCCGGGAGCTGGCCGAGCGCGTGTCCGAAGGCACGCTCGAATTACCCATATCAACCGGGGCAACGCCCCCAGCAAAGGAGCAATACGTCATGACCGACAAAGCCAACAAGAAGATGATCGCCGCCCCCGCGACCGTGGAAGAGCTTGCCGCCGCCCTACCCGAGCTGGCCCAGGCCCTGCGCGACCAGGGGGCGCAAGGCGTGGACGTGAACGCAGCCGTCCAGGCCGAAACCGGCCGCATCATGGGCCTGGTGGAAGTTCACTTCGGCGCCGAGGCTGCGGAAAAATTCACCGGGATTGTCACCACGGGCGTCACCGTGGCCCAATATACGGCCATTTGCGGCGACAGCGCGCCCGGCCAGCCCCAGGCCGGCAACATCCAGGGCAAGGATGAAATCCTCGCCGCGTTGAAAAACACCGGCCCGGAAAACCCCGGCGCCGACAACGGCACTGCCGCGGCCGGCGAAAAGGACTTCCTTGCGCTCGTCAACGAGTACAAGGCGGCCCACAAGTGCGGCCTGTTCGATGCGCAGGCGGCCATCATCAAGGCATATCCTGACGCGCACGAGGCCTACTTGAAAAGCGTCAACTGATCGCGCCGGCGAACGTCGACCGGAGGCCCTATCAACTAGCACCCCACAAAGGGAGGAAAACACCATGCCCTGGAACGAAGGAATCAAAACATTCATCGCCGGCGCGGACCTGGAAGCCAAACGGCGCGTCAAAATCGCGTCCGGCACCACCCAAATTCCCCCGGAGGTCGTCCATGCCGGCGCCGGCGAGGCCTTCATCGGCGTCACGGAATATGCCGTCAAAACCGGGGAGCCGCTGGCCGTGAGGCTCAAATCGGCCTCCGGCACGTTCGAGGTCGAGTGCGCCGTCGGCACGGCCATCGCGCCCGGCACCACGCTATACGGCGCCGCCGACGGCAGGATGTCGGATACGACCTCGGGCACCGCCCAGGCAACGGCCATGCAGGCCGCCGGCGCGAGCAACGAACACATCGAAGTGCTCCTGGGCGCCTAACCGCGGCGCTTGGACTTGGAGCCGACACAACAACGCATTGAAAGGAGCAACGAACGATGAGACCAAAAGGATCGAGCGCCGTTTACCGACCGGACCTGGGACAAACGGTGATGGAGTTTTTCGAGGGCAACACCATGGGCTTTATCGGCCTGGAGGTGATGCCGATCTTCCGGACCGGCAAGCAGGCCAGCACCTACCCGGTGATTCCCAAGGAAGCGCTGATGAGCGTGCCGGACGTGTCCCGTGCGCCGCGAGGAAAGTACCAGCGCGACGACTGGGAATACGAGCGCGGCATGTTCTCCACCGCTGAAAAGGGCACCGAGGAGCCGCTGGACGACTCCGAGCGTAGTCTTTTCGACCAGGAATCCGCCGGCATGGCGGATCTGATCGCCACCCGCCGGGCCTACCTGAAGATCATGCGCGGCCAGGAAAAGCGGATCGCGGGCAAGATTTTCAACGACGCCAACTTCACCGCCCATCCCGTGACCAACGAATGGGACGATCCCGTCGACGCCGAGCCCATCGACGACGTGAACACAGGCATTCTTTCGTTCAGAAGCGCCTGCGGCATGCTCCCCGATGCATTGATCATCGCCTACAGCACCTTTCTCAAATTGAAAAACTGCGACCAGATCGTCGACCGCCTCAAATACACCTTCCCGGGCATCGACATCAACAACATGAACAGCCAGCAGTTGGCCGCTGTGTTCGGCGTTCCGCGCGTGCTGATCGGCGGCGGAGTCTACAACTCCGGCGGAAAGGGACTGGACGCCATCACCGCCGACATCTGGAGCAACGAGCATGCCGCCCTGGTCAAGATCGCCTCCGGGCCCGACTTCAGCATTCCCGGCATTGGGCGGACCTTTTTGTGGACCGAAGACAGCCCTCAGAATCCCATCGTGGAAAGCTACCGCGAAGAAGAACGCCGAAGCGATGTTTTCCGGGTCCGCCACAACGTGGACGAAGCGCTGATGCAGAGCAAGGACGACGACGGCAACGTGGTGAGCAACATCGCCGCTGCCTGCGTCTACCTATTTTCCAACATCACCACCACCCCCTAACGGAAGTTAGGCAACGGCAAAGGAATCGGTCATGCCTGATTTTGCAAACACGTTGCCCGAAAATGTGAAGGCGGCCATCGATGTGCTGGTGGCCGCCGGATTCCGGGCATTCACAGAAGCCAAACTGGAAGACGTCCGGGAGCTCGACACCGGACGCCGCCTGCGCACCTTCCGCAACCAGGGCCGCTATGAGCTCGTCCTGGCGGTGCGCGACATCGACGCGCTGGCCTGCGCCGGGTCCATTGAAGAGCAACCAGACGATACAGAAAAACCATTGTCCGCGATGAACGTTGCCGAGCTGCGCGCAGAGGCCAAAAAATATCCGCGGATCAAAGGCGAATACAAAATGCTCAAGGGAGATCTGCAGGCCGCCATCGAAGAGGAGCGGCGCATCAAAAAATTGCTTTTCAAAAAATTCTGACCACCCGGAGATCGTTCGATGTCTTTTGCCAGCGCCGTTTCGAACATGGTCGCCACCATAAAAAGCACGATGGGGGTGCCGGTTGCCTATAACGGCGCCGATATCACTGCGCTGAACGTGATCTATGGTCAGTCCGCCGCCGGCGCCGTGCACGCCGACATCGCCGAGATCGAAGTGGCCGTCGCCGACGTTCCCGCTCCGCAATACCGCGATGCAGTGATCATCGGATCCGTCACCTGGCGCGTGCACCGCGACGAGGCCCGCGGCCTGGCCGTCCAGGGCGACGGGTACACCTGGCGCATCCCCCTGATCAAGGACGAACGGATCAAACGATGAACATCAACGCCCTCATCGACACCCTGTCGGCCGCCATCGCAACGGATGCGGCCCTTTCCGCCTGGTGCCAGGCCAACTACGGCCGCGGTCCCATGGTGTTTATCGGCTTCGACGAACGCAACCCGCCGGCCGCCGATGATCTTCCCGCCGTGATCCTGTATCCCGTCTCCAAGACCGTCGGCCTGATGCGCACCGGTAAAGATCACGGCGTCATGGTCGAATGCTGGCTTGAAAACGACGGCCTGCGTTCCCGCGACGGCATCGCCAACATCGTGGAGTATACTGGCAGTTATCACATCGAGCAGATCCGCAAACTGGTGGAGAACGTCTCACGCAGCATCGACACCGGTGATGCCATCCTGGCCGAGGCGGACATCGAGTACGACACCGTCTCGCACTTTCCGGCCTTTTTCGCCATCATGCTTTTAACCTATCAGGAAGAGTCGGTGCCCCTGGGCGCCGATCGCATGGAGTAAAACACCATGGCACAACAACGCGGCGCCAACGTCAAGATCGCCATCGGCTTCGAGGACGCCTATGCCACGCCCCCGACCGAAGGCTTCATCCTGCCGATCAACAGCACCACCGTAAAGCCTGCCCAGACCGTCAACGCGGCCGCCACCCTCACCGGCAGCCGCAACCCAGTCCAGCCGTTCCGCGGCAACAAGGACGTGAGCGGCCAGATCGTCGTGCCGGTGGACACCCGGGCCATGTGGTACTGGCTGCGCGCCATGTTCGGCCTGCCCGTCATTACCGGATCCGCTGCACCCTACCTGCACGAGTTCAGCGTGCCCCAGCTGCAGCCGTCGCTTACCATCGAGCAGCAAATGCTCGACCTTGCCGTCCCTCGCTACATCCGCTACCTGGGCTGCAAGATCGCTTCGGCCGCCATCACCGTGGGCGGCGACGGCGAGCTGGTGATGACCTTAAGCGTGGTGGGCGCGGACTTTGAGATCGCCACCAGCCCCTTTGTGGCCTCCCCTACCCCGGTCGGTCTGTCCCGGGTCAACAACTTCCAGGCCGCCATTACCGAAGGCGGCGCCGTGCTCTCTAACGCTCCCCAGATCGAGCTCAACATGGACATGGGCCTGGACACCGACACCTTCGTCATCGGCGGGGGCGGCGTGCGCGGCGACATCACCGAGGGCATCCTTTCGATCGGCGGATCGTTGACCACGCTATTTAAGGACGACACCCTGCTGGTCAAGGCGATCGACGGCACCGAGAGCGCCCTGAAGCTCACCGTCACCGCCAACGCCAACAGCATCTTCGAGCTGGAGATGCAAGAGATCGAGTATGCCGTCAACGGCCCCGAGGTGCCCGGGCCCCAGGGCGTGCGCGTAACGCTCGACTTTCAGGCGTACCACGACGACGGCGCCGCCGACTCGGCCGTCGTGGCCCGTCTGACCAACGCGGACGCCCACGCATAAGCATTTTTACAGCCGATCGATAGGGGCCCACTCTGGGCCCTTCACGCATCCATCAAAGGAGACATCATGCGGGAAGTAAAATTGTCCAATGGCGAAACGGTCAACGTGCGCGGCCTGCGCCGCAGCGAGATCAAATCGCTTTCCCAGTACGGCATCGGATACATGCGATGCGAAGTATACCACCTGAAAGGAGAAGATCAGGACAAGGCCATCGATGCCGTGCTGGCCACCCAGTTCAAAGAAGGCGAGCTGGAAGTGGAAAATTCGGATCTGCTCGAAGCATTCAACGCCATCTGCAAGGAGACCTGGTCATCGAGGCAAGAGGAAAAAAACTCGTCTCGGTCTGGTCCGAGCGATCAGACCGCACCCGAAGAGAGTACTGCCGAACATGCGTAGAGACCGCAACACAGCAGGGCCGGGCCGCGCCGTGCTGCTCGTGTGCGTGGACGACATCCGCCACGCCATTGCTGCCGGGCAATCGGGAGGCCCTGGATTTGTGGCTGCACGTCAACACGCAGTGGCGCGCGGCTGGCTTTGCGCTGATCGGGCTGGACTACTGCGCCGTCAAGGCCATTGCGCTGGATCTGGGCATCCAGTGGACCGCCGGACTGTGGCGCAAGATGCTGGCCCTGGAGCGGTTCGAAAAGACGCGGGAGGAAAGCGCAAATGATATCGCTCGAGGCGACGATCAAAGGATCGCAAAACGTCATCCGGGGTTTGAACCGGGCCCGGGCGCGCATGTTAAAGGCCGAAAATACCGCTGTTCGCGTTGAAGGCTTTCGCCTGATGAACCTGCTGCGCCGCGAGATCCGGGCAGGGGCTCCGGGCGGGCGGCACTTTGCAAAACTTTCCACCCTGGCCCGCCGATCGGGAAACCCGAACCGGATGCGCCCGGATCGTCCATTGTATGCGATGTCGAATCGCATCGGTTACGACGATCACAACCGCGCATCGCCCGCCAAATTATCCATCGGGTTCGTGGGCAGGGCATCGTCTGAGACGTGGCGCAAGCTTGCCAAACTCCATCAGGAAGGGTTGACGTTCTCATCGGGCTCACGGCTTGGCACGCGCAATACGGGGATGTGGCCGCGAAAGCGCGCCTATTTTCGTTGGGTTGCATCGAAGCTCTCTGCCCGGGCAACCGGACGAAAGCATCTTTTAATTAAAAAAAGCACCCGGCAATTTTCCATCCCGCCCCGCCCCATCATCGATCCTTTCTGGCGGGCGCACCGTGCCGAAGCCCTGCGCAACATCGTTGCCAATACCCGTCGCAAGCTGCGCGGCGAAAGGATCTGATCCATGGCCGACGCCAAGCTGGAGATATTGCTGGCCGCAAAGAACACCGCCGACGCGGCGTTCGACAAGGTCAAGAATCAGATCAACGGACTGACCAAGGCATCCAACCTGCTCAAGGGAGCCTTTGCCGGCGCCCTTGCCGGCATATCCATCGCCGGTGCCGTGCATGCGTTCAACAGCTTGACCGATTCGGCCAGCGACCTGCAAGAGACGGTCAATAAAGTGCGCGAAGTCTTCGGCAGCGATCTGGCCGCAACGCTTGACACATGGGCCGAAGGCGCCGCTGACGCCATGGGCCTTGCCAAGCAACAGGCCTTAGATGCCGTCGGCACCATCGGTTACATGTTCCAGCAAATCGGCGCGTCAGGGCAGCAGGCCGTCTCCACCAGCCAAGACCTGGTGCAGCTGGCCGCCGACATCGCCTCGTTCAACAACGTGGCCGGCGGCGCCAACCAGGTGCTGGCCGACATGCAATCGGCCTTTCGCGGCGAATACGACCCCATCCAGAAGTACATCGGCACCATCAATGCCGCTGCCGTCGAGCAGGAGGCCCTGGCCCGTACCGGCAAAAAGAGCAAGGACGAGCTGACCCAACTGGACAAAACCATGGCCGCCGTGGCCGTGATCACCCGTGATGCAGGTGTTGCCGCCGGAGACTACGCGCGCACCAGCGGATCGCTGGCCAATCAGCAACGCGAACTCGATGCCCGGATGGAAAACTTGCGGGCGACGATCGGAACGCACCTGATCCCCGCCAAGACCGCCCTGATCACCAAACTCAACGAGTGGATCGAGCGCAACGGCGATCTTTTAGCCCAGGACATGGCCACATGGGTGTCGAACTTTGCGGATAACTTGAATAGCCTTGCCAACGCCGCGGCAGCGGTGCTCAACGGCCTTGCCGGCATCGCCAAGTACGCAGGCCTGCGAAGTGTCCAGGGAACCTTTGCCCAGGCCGTTGAACTGAGCAATAAAGGCTACCTCGACTTGACCAAGTTTGCCCGCCTCGGCCTGCTTGAGCGCCAGCGCCTCGTTGACGATATTCTGGCCAAGCAGGCGATGATCGACGCCGTGCCGGGATACTCTGCAGACGACTTTGCCAGCGCGGAAGCCTCTATCCCTAAAACCGCGCCATCACTGCCATCGGGTGGTCAAACTACGCCCGGACTGCTGCAACCGCGCCTGCCTTCCCCACCGCAGCTATCAACCCCCTACGAGGGCGACCTTACCGATTGGCTTCTGCTCACCGGCCCGGACAGCGATGCGGACCAGGCCTATCGGGAAATTGAAGAGATGATCCGTCGCCGCAACGAGCTGTTCGAACAGGGCAACAGGGAACTAACCGAGATCAGCCAGCACACCGCCGAGCAGATGCAAAGCGCGCTGAGCGATTTTTTCTTCGATGCCATCACCGGGGAGTTGAAGACCTTCGAGGATTACTGGCGCTCGTTCTGGCAATCCCTGGCGCGCATGGCCTCGGAAGCCATCGCCCAGATCCTGATCCAACAGGCCCTCGGGCAGTCCGCCGGCAACAGCGGCGGCAACGGTGGCGGCGGCTGGATCGGATCGCTGGCCAACCTGGTGGTCAACCTGGCTACGCGCGACAGCGGCGGGCCCGTTGCGCCTGGGGGGATGTATGAAATCGGGGTGCCCGAGATCCTGCACACCGGCGGCAAGCAGTACTTGATGATGGGCGGTAGCCAGGGCGGCTACGTGCAGCCCATGGCCGAAAACCAGGGCGGCGGCAACGTGCGCATCATCAATGCCGTCGACCCGTCTCTTGTGGAAGAGTGGGCCAACTCGCCATCGGGCGAACAGGTGATCATGAACATCATCAGAAGGAACCAGTAGCATGGCCGTCCAGACCAGCACTGCAACAGACTACCTCAACTTACTAGATTTGCTGCGCACCTTCATGCTGGCCAACGGCTGGACGTCGCTCCGGTGGAGCGGGGCCAGCGAGTTTATCGCCGTGGGCGAGGGCCTGGGGGCAACCGATGAGATCTACGTCGGCATCAAGGGTGAAGAAAATTACGGAGAGGACTGGTTCAACTGGCAGTTAAACGGCATGACCGGCTTTGATTCCGGCTTGGAATTCAACGCCCAGCCAGGCAACATCGGCAACAGCCTGGCCGCTAATCTTCCGCGCATGCACCTTTGGAACAGCTCGATTCCCTACTGGTTCGTGGTCAATGCCAGGCGGGTGATCGTGGTGGCCAAGATCTCCACGGTTTACCAGCTCGGCTACCTGGGCTGGATCAACCCTTATCTGCCGGCCGTCAATATGCCCTACCCCATGCTCATCGCCGGCACCTCCACGGCTTCGGCCGGATCGCGCTGGAGCCACGTTCACGACACCCACTCGTTTGGTGTGATGCAGCCGGTGTGCGCCAACGGATCGAGCACGGAAAACACCATTTTGACCAACCCGCGATCTTCTGCCCGGTTCTGGTTCGGCGATTGGCACGGAGTGCAAAATTACTACAACAGCTCGCTATCCAATGCCACGCGCTGGAAAACCATTTGGCCGTATGTCACCCGCAGCGGGCCGCACTTTTCAAGCATGCGCACCAACCCCGTCGACAGCGGCTATGTGCTCACGCCGGTGATCGTCAATTTTACTTCACCATCGAAGTATGTCTTTGGCGAGCTGGACGGCATCTTTCACGTCTCCGGTTTTTCCAATGCGGCCGAAAACGTCATCACCATCGGCGCGGACGACTACCTGGTGGTGCAAAATGTCTACCGCAACACGATCGGCGATTACTGCGCCGTGAAGCTGGCTTAAAGGGGGGCCAATGGACTACGAAACCGGTTCGGCCACCGATGCCCACGACATGCTGGACAAGATCCGCACCTTTCTGGTTGCAAACGGCTGGACCCAGAACGGTTACGTCTCGGAAACCTACGGCTACCGCCTTCACCTCAATAGGGGCGCCCTGTATATCAACATGTTTTCGGGCATCGCCACAGACCCGATATCCGCAAATACTTGGTATTCGACCACCTACCGCATGAGCGGCATCGCGGTATCACCTTCCACGGGATTTACTGCCTCGCCGACCGGGGCAAAGGCGTGGAAGAACATGCCCGGCGCACCGGTCCATGATCCATCCTATTTCGATTATGCCGATGACATCTTTGCTTGTGCGGTGGCGGATATGACCGGCGCGGTGATCAGCTATCATCTTGTGGCCGACGGCGATCAGTTCATCGCGGCCATGGAGATCTCCACGGGTGTCTATCGCTGGATCGCCTTCGGATTGCTCGATGCCTACGGCAGCATCGGATCCTCGCCCAACGGGTTTTACGTGAGCACCAGTTCGTGCATGGGTGGATCCAGCTCGAGCGGCCTCGGTTACGAAGAGCTTCGCCGCATCTTTGCCCACATGCGCTCTTCCGACACGTCATATCCAAACGCCACGGTGCGCTTCAATGATGCCTGGGCTGTGCCCGGCGGCAATCCGGTCGGCGATGTCGCCCAGCCCATATCGGCTATCGGGTACGGGTACACGCCATATCAGGATACGTCCATCACCTGGGGCGCGATGCACGGATTGCTTTCTTCCATGCCGGCGGACATCGGAGGGCTTTCTCCCTTACTGCCGGCCCAGATCGGTGTGGTCTACTCCGGCAACCCGGTACCGATTGGGCACTTCGGCCTGGCCCGCATTACCCACATGGACGGCTTTTCAGTCGGGCAGACAATCACTGTCGGAAGTGAAGACTTCGTGGTGCTGCCATGCAACAACGCCGATTTTGACTACCCCTACGCCATTGCTATCAGGGTGACGGGCGCATGAGCATCATAGCCGAACAGATCATCGCCTACTATATCGGTTTTCCGACCTGGACGCCCGTGGCTGATGTGCCGCAAACGCCGTTTGGCGCACCTGTGGCCGGATCGGGCGCCAAAACCGACACCCAGCCTGTGGCCGAGATCGGCGCAGTCAAAAGCGGTGTGCACGCAGCCTCCTGGGGCGATTTGTACTTCGGCTGGGTGCACCTGGTGCCGAGCAGATTGGAGTTTAGTTTTCTCCTGTCGCGCCGGGAAGATACCGTGCTGGTGTGCAATGCCCACTTGACAGATGATCGCACATTGATCTCGATCGATCTGACCAACACGGGCGGCATGACGATCGATGCCGGAACGCTGCCCGAGACCATCGAGCCGTTGAAAGACCTGGTGGCCACGATCTCAACCGAGATGGCAGGGCCTGCCTATATCGATGCGGTTTTCACCTTCAACTTCGACGACGACCAGGCGCCCGCAATCGCATGCACGGGCACGCGCAGCATGCTCTTTGCTTTCCGCCCGATGGAGGGCCTCAAGGAGGTTCTGGCCTGGCTCACCGACGTAAATGAGGCATACGACGGCAGCGAAGCGCGCGAGCAAGTGCGTATCGCGCCGCGCCAGAGTTTTCAGGGTAATTACCGGGTGGTCGGGGCCAACGCTCGCGCATCATTGCGGGCGTTAATTGCAGGCTGGCAGATGCGCTACTTTGGATATCCCGTGTGGGCCGAAGCGGTGGCTGTCGGTGAGGTTCAGCAAGACGATCAGTGGATCGGGTTCGATACGGCCTATGCCGACTACAAGGCCGGCGGCTTCTGCCTGATCATGGGCGCGAACTGGAACGATTGCGAGCTTGCGGGCATCCTTGACGTGCAGCCCGACGGTCTGACCCTGGCGCTGCCGGTGGCGGCGAGTTATCCGCGCGCAGCGGTCATGCCGGTGCGCATCGCGCGCATGGACGGTATGCCCAAGTACGACGAGGCGGCCACCTATACCGAGGCCCAGCTGGGTTTTGCCGTGGAAGACAACGACCCGGTGGACTCATCTGCATCGGTGGTTCAGTACAAAGGGTTCGATACGCTGCTCACCCCGTACGGTGCCCCCGGCCAGGTAGCGGCCCGGCACATGATTCGGCCGGCGGAGGTGATCGACGGCCAGACCGGCAAGGTGCTGGTGGATCCTCGCGGCGATTGGGGTCGCCTGTCTTTCGACGAGGCGCATTTTAACCCGCATGACCGGGCCGAGGCCTGGGCGTATCGCCAGTGGCTGCACCGCCGATCAGGGCGCTTGCGCCCGGTGTGGGTACCGACCTTTGAGCGCGATGTGGAACTGGCGGCAGGTTTTTCGGCCGAAGAGACGGTGCTGGTGGTGCATCCGGTCTTTTACTCCCAGATGGGCTTTGACAGTCCGCAGTTCGGCCACCTGGCGTTTTTCCGTACCGACGGGCAGATCTATATGCGTGAGGTGGTCAACGCCCAGGAGGTGGGAGATACGGAGTGGATCACCATCGATGCGGCCCTCGGGTTTGCCGGCGGGGATGCGGATTTTATTTGCATATCATTTATGCCCTTGTGTCGCCTGGCGGCCGATCGCGTGGAGATCGAGTGGTCGCGCTCAGGCTGCTGCCAGTCGGCCGTGGGCCTGGTGGGATTGGATCCGGACAGTGAAAGTTGAGCTCTATAATTTCGATTCGTCTGGTTCGAACTGGCGCTTTACTTCCGCCGATCGCAACCTGGAGTACGGCTCGGACATCTATACCGCCGTGCCGGGGTTAAAGCGCGGACCGGTTCGCTCCATGGGATCGATCCACAAGGCGGACCTTGAGATCACCGCACCACGCGACAACGATCTGGTGGGGCTTTTCACGGTGAGCCGGCCCGAGTCCATCGTATCGGCAGCGGTCTTTGAGGCCGATTATCCGGTCACCGAAGTAAACTTGATCTGGAAGGGGCGCATCGTGGGCGTTGCGCTAAAGGATTCGTTGGCCACGATCGCGTGTGAATCGATCTTTACTTCCCTGGGCCGGCCGGGATTGCGGGCCATGTATCAGATCGTATGCCGCCACGGCTTGTATCAGGCCGGGTGCAACCTGAGTTCTGGAGATTTTGCAGTGTCGGCCACCGTATCGGCCAACGACGGCCTGGCACTCACCGTGCCGGCAGCTTCAGGCTATGAGGATGGGTACTTTGCCGGCGGCTATCTGACCATGGACGGTCAATATGTGATGATCATCAGCCACACTGGTTCTGCGATCGGCATCGACCGGCCGGTGTTAGGAACAGGGCCGGCCACTTTGTTCCCGGGCTGCGATCACAGCATCACGATGTGCCATGCGCGCTTCGATAATGTCTTAAACTTCGGCGGGTATCCCTACATCCCGGGACGCACGCCTTTTGCCGGCGGGCAGTCGTTTATTACGGCACCCAGCTCGTCACCCAATGCGGCGCTTTAAATGCTTAGAAGATATTTCAAAGAGATCGCTTTCATAGTTGTTGTCCTGGTGGGCATGGTTTTCTTCCAGCGGCCGGATCCCGATGGGCCCGTGCTGTATGAGGGCATCGTGTGGTGGGTCGAGCTGATCATATGGCTGGTGATCGCCCTGGCCAGTTATGCATTAACCCCCAGGCCTGATCCTCCGACGCCTGAAGCACCCAATCCTTACGGCATCGATGAGTTTCGTGTCCCGACGGCCACTTCGGGTCGGGAGATTCCAGTGGTGATGGGAACGCGCTGGGTCGATGCTCCCAATGTGGTCTGGTACGGCCACCTGCGGGTGGAAGAAAAACGGGAGGAGTCATGCACCTAACGTCGACAAAAGTCTCAGCGGTGGTGCGGGTGCGCGATTTAAGGCACATGGGCTATTGCCATGCCGGTGCCCGGCGCTGGGCAAAGCGCCACGAGATAGACTGGAACGATTTTGTCAAAAACGGCATCGCGATCGACACGCTCGAGCGCATCGATGATGCCATGTGCCAACGGTTGGTGGCGGCGGTGAAGCATGGGCGGTAAGAGCGATTGCGTAGAGTATACCACCGGGTACCGGTACTTTCTGGGCGTGCACATGATCGCATGCCACGGGCCGGTCGATGCCGTTATGGGGATGAAGACCGATGACTACGAGGTGTGGAACGGCAATCTTTCTACCTCCGAACAAATCGACATTGATCTGCCCGATCTTTACGGCGGCAAGACCAAAGAGGGCGGTGTTTCCGGAGATATCGACATCGAGTTCGGCAACGACGACCAGGGACAAAACAGTTATCTGCTGGCGCGATTCGGCGCCATGATCCCTGCCTTTCGCGGGGTGGTGGGCTTTGTGCTGCGCCAATGCTACCTGGGCGACAGCCACTACCTGAAGCCGTGGGCCTTTCGGATCAGAAATACCAGCCGCATTGCACCGGGCTGGCTGGGTGGGGCATACGCAAGTGTCCAGGGAGATGCCAACCCGGCCTATATGATCTACGGCTGCATCACCAACACCCAATGGGGCATGGGATATCTGCCCGGCGACGTGGACGACGCCTCTTTTAGCGCAGCGGCCGAAACCCTATACAACGAAGGATTTGGTCTTTCGATGATCTGGGACCGGGCCATCTCCATCGAAGACTTCATCGGCGAGATCAAGCGCCACATCGATGCGGTGCTTTACGTCGAGCGCACCACGGGCAAGTGGGAGCTTCACCTGCTGCGCGACGACTACGATGAAGAGATCCTGCCCGTGGCCGATACGTCCAATATCATCTCCGTTGAGAGCTATCAGCGCCGCACCCAGGCCGAAATGGTCAACACGGTGGTGCTCAAATATCGGCGCCATACTTCTACCAGTGATGTTGACGATTCGGTCACCGTGCACAACACGGCCATGATCCAGCGCCTGGGGCAGACCATCCACAAAACGGTCAACTTCCAGGGCATATCGCGATCGGCCGTGGCCGGCAAAGTGGTGGCCAGGGAGCTCAAAAGCGCATCGAGCGATCTGTCTTCCCTGGTGTTTACCGCCTTGCCAGTGGGAGATATCGAAGGGCTGCGCGAAGGGTCGCCGTTTAAGTTCACCTGGCCCAAGTACGGTGTGGTCGAAGAGATCATGCGCGTGGTCACCATCGATTGGGGCACGCTCACCGAAGGGCGGGTGCGTATTGCTGCCGCCCAGGACATCTACGCCAGTGCCGAGGCGATCTATGCCGAGGTGCCGGACAGCGGATGGGCCGACCCGGTCAACCTGCCGGCGCCCTGCCCTTACCGGCGCCTGGTCGAGCTGCCCTATTACTCCCTGGTACGCATCTACGGCGAAAATTCTACTTTCTGGGACGGCTTCGAAGACAACTCGGGCGTGCTCGGCACGTTATACGTCAAGCCCACCGACGACGCGTTTTCCTACCGGCTCTGGACGCTGCAGCCTTACGGCCGGTCGCTGACGCCGACCTATTTGGATCGCGGCACGTTCGCCTTTGCGCCGTCGGGGCTGTTGGCCGTTGCCATCGGCAAAAATGACACGTTGCTTCAAATGGAGGATCTGTCGGGCCTGGACCTGGTCAAAGAGGGCATCTACGCCTATGTCGGTGACGAGCTGGTCAAGGTGTTGACGGTCAATCCCATATCCGGATCTTGCACCGTGGCCCGGGGCGTGCTTGATACGGTGCCCGACGATCACGCCGAGTCGACACGGGTGTGGTTTGCCCAGGGGCGCCATGGCACCGATGCAAGGATCCTGGACCAGGGAGAAACCGCCAGCGCCCGGGCGTGCCCGATCACCGGCAAGGGCGAGCTGGACATCGCAGGCGCCCCCACCAACACCATGGACTATGACGCCCGCGCTATCCGCCCCTACCCTCCCGGCAACGTTCAAATCAATGCCGACATCTACCCGGACGAGATCGCCGGGGCATTGACCGTTACATGGGCCCATCGCGATCGGCTTCAGCAAACCGCCTACATCGTCGAGCAGGACGAGGGCAACATCGGCCCTGAAGCGGGCACCACCTACCGGCTGCGCATCTATGGCGAGACCGGCTCGCTGCTGCGCACGTACTCGGGGATCACCGGCACTAGCCAGGCTTATACCATCGCCCAGGAGATCGCAGACAGCGGCGCCCTGGGCCGGGCCAACGAATCGCTTCGCATCGTGCTCGATGCCCAGCGCGACGGCTGGAACTCCTGGCAGGCCCATGATCACACGATTGCAGAATGCCAGGGCTACGGCATGTTTTATGGAGAATACTACGGAGAATAAACCATGGCTGCTTCTAATGACCCGAATCTGAATCTTTACTACGGCTGGGATCCGCGCGAATCCGGCTGGAACACCGGCATGGACGCCAACTTAAAAAAGCTCGGCGCCGTGGTGCACCTGTCGGTCATCAGCATGGACACCGATTTGCCTGGCAGTCCCTCCAACGGCGATCGCTATATCGTGCCCGCCGGCGCCACCGGCGACTGGTCCGGCCACGATGGCCAGGTCGCCGTGCGCGCGGCCGGTGCCTGGGAATTTTACCCGCCGGCCAGGGGCTGGCGTGCCTGGGTGGAAGATGAAAACGCCGACGCGGTCCGCAGCGCTTCAGCCTGGGAGCTAATCACCAGGCCCCAATGGGTAGATCCGCCCGCATCGGCATCGGCCGCCGGCACGCCCGGGCAAATGGCGTACGAGTCCGGTTATCTCTATATCTGCATTGCCACAGACACCTGGCAACGGGTGGCCATCGCCACATGGTCTTAACAAAAAAGAGCGTTTTCGATCCCATGACGGAAACACTTCAAACTCAGAGTTTTTAAATGGCACTGACTGAAGAGGACAAAAAAGAGATCGCAAAGATCGTAAGGGGCGCAATGCAAGGCGGCTGCGTGTGCGGATTGTCGGAATCTTCCCAGTCGGAAATGGGCCATCTGATCGGACGCTTCAGGGACATCGGCAACGGAAACCTGAACAAGGGCATTGAGGACGCCAGCGAAGCGATCAAAGCGTGGATCAGAATCAAAAGCCGCGGCGAAAAGATCGGCGGTGCGGTGGCCTGCTCGATTGCGGTGATGGCTGCCGGCGGCCTGATCACGCTGCTTTGGATTGGATTTAAATTTACCATGAAGGCGTTCAACGTCGAAACTGGAGTGGACGAATGATTAACGTCGATCTTATCAGACTCGAAACGGAGTTCGGCAGGGGAACCTTCGGGGCACTGCTGGTCAGCGGAAAGGTTTTCTGCGCAACCCTGGAGCCTCCGGACTTTGGCAACAAGGCCAATATCAGCTGCATACCGGCGTCTCAATACATATGCGATCGCATACAATCGCCCACGTTCGGAGAAACCTTCGAGGTCAGCAACGTTCCCGGCCGGTCTTCGATCCTGTTTCATCAGGGAAACGTGGTGGCCCATACCGAAGGGTGTATCATCCTGGGCCAGTATTGGGACAAGCTCAAAGGTGAACGGGCCGTGCTCAACAGCGGCAAGACGTTCGACCAGTTCATGTGGATCATGGCCGGAACGGATCAATTCAAATTGTCGATCTTTAATTCGATGTGGGGGTGATTGGTTATGGGCTGGTTTACCTTTTTGACATCGGGCAGCAAGGCCGCCGACAAGATCCCCGATATGGCCGACAAGGTTGTGGGCGGCGTGGTCTCCGGACTGGACAAATTGTTTTTTACTGATGAGGAGAAAAGCGATGCTTCGGCTGCCGCCATGGCGGCCATTATCGACTTTATCAAAAGCACGGCATCGGAGTCCTCCGCCCGGAGCGTTACCCGCCGGATCCTGGCCGTGATGATTCTATCCGCGTTCTTGATCCTTTTATTGACGGCCGCCGGCGTCTATCCGTTCAATGCCGAATGGTCCAAGTTTCTGATCGAATGCGCCGGCAGCCTTTCCGGCTTGGTGTTGGCCATTGGCGTTTTTTACTTCGGGCCGTATCAAATCGGCCAGGCGATAAAAGGGTTTAAAAAATCAAGAAATGAACAATAAGGCATCCCTTGACGCGCACCACTTTTAATACAAATCTCCCTCTATGTCCCATCTTTAGACTGATTGGCATCGGCCCGTCAATACAGCCCTCTTTTCCCTTCTAACATTTTGTTATAATGTCTTTTTCAATTATTTCATTGACATAAGAAAGCCATGGCGTTACGTAGCAGGCGATCCTTGTTCCAAAATGACATCTCCAACTTCAATGGCCCCGAACAGAAGTTAACTTGTACTACTAGGTCAATGAGAACCGAATCACACAACTGGGCCGTCCAAATTTTGAATATCAACACTTTAGTTGCATTCGGCCCGCACTGAACAACCGACAATTGGAATGGCTTTAAGATTTTTTCGTGTTTTTGTATTGGGTATAAAATAGATTTGTTAAATAAGATATTGTCTGAGTTCTTTGATCTGATCTTTCCAAATGGGGAAAGATGTGCCGGAATGCTCGCATTTTCTGGTTCAATATTTTATCTGGTTCGAAGCTAACCTTTTGTATTTTTGTTCAATATTTATCTATCTCGGACTTGGTCGGTAATTTGATATCGTGCACTTTTGCTTGCATATTGGATATTGGCTGGAAAAACGATCTAAAATGTTCGTTTTGCCGGTTTCAATATGAACCGGACTTGGGTGTTATTTACCTGTATTTATATTCTGTTACTGGCG